CCATAAACATGGGCTAAATTCATTTCTTGAACTAAAATCCCAGTATATGGATTTGTATGATTTTTCGAGAAACTGTATCCTAAAGATGGGGTAATTTGTAAATCCCAAACATAATCTAAAAATATTCTCCTAGTTCCATTCTTTAAACCTTCTTCAAAGAAAAGTCTTTTAGAGTCTTCAATTGTTTTCTTACTTTTTTTGCTAATTCCTTTTCTCAGTTTATTTGCATGAGTGAGACTAAAATTAACTATTCCTTTATCCATAGTTAATTCCATGACCACCTCTTGAGTGTCAGCAAGTCCGTATAATGGTAATAAATGAGGTTCTAATATATTTATTTCTTCTTCATTTAATCCATATTCCCTCATCTCTTGATACCATAAGCTAATGTTATTTTTAAACCTAACATACTTGTCTAATGGTTGTTCTCCCCCTTTATTAGCCAATCTCATTAAAGAGTTTCCTGTAACTAATTCTAGAAAGTTTTGTGGGTGTATTTTACTTAATGCTTGTTTACCCACAGACCCTTCATATTGGAATGCATTAACGACATCCCCATTATACAAAAGTTTCCACATTTCTTTATCTGTATAGTCTATAACGTCAGGATGTAAATAGTAATTATAAGTATTTCTCAAACTTCCTTTCCATTCCATTTTCCCCTCCTCTACTAAAACATCCATACAAGTTCTCATACGATCTAATGATTCAATTGTTAATGCATCAAATTTTAATCCTCCTGTATATTCACTGTCACCCAAGTTCCAACAAGTAATGTCATCTCCATTGGGTGCTTTCATTAGGGAATTTTGTTCAATAAATCCATTGGGGAATATAATAATACCACTTGCATGAATACTTCTACCAACAATTAATCCTTCTAACTCTAAAGCTGTTTCTCTCAATTGGGGGTAATTCTCTAATAGATTTATTAATTCTCTGATGGGTTTTCTTTCCTCTTCTTCGTTTCCAAATAAACAATCATTTAAACTCCATTGTGCTCCTCTTTCAATTGGAATCATATCAGACATTGCTTGAATTTCATCGTAATTGTAGTTCAATCCTCTACCTGCAGTAAGAATAGCTAATTTGGGTTTCAGTGTTTTAAAAGTAGCCACATTTAAAGTATTTTCATATCCATATTTCTCTTTGATTGCCTTTAGAATATTTCCTCTTTGTGCTGCTTCTGTATCTACATCAATATCCGCAAGTTCAGGTTTGCTGCTGTGAATATGTCTCCAACTTGGTAAATTAAATGTGATTGGATTCATTTGAGTAATATCAATAAGATAAGCAAGATACAGTCCAGTAACACTTCCTCTTGCAATTCCCACTAGACTTAATTTCCACATTAAATCTACTAAATCTTTTGTTAAGCAATAATAGCTACTCAGACGTTGATTAATTTTTTCACTTATTAACCAAAGTTGTTTTAATTCTTCTTCAATTCTATCCATATTTACTTTATCAAATTCTTGATTTTTATTTTTCATTCCTTCTTGAGTCAAGAACAACAAATACTTATCTACCAAATAATCACTATAGTAAAATTTCTTAATGTATTCATATTCGTTTGTATAATTTTGCATTATATGTTTGTCATCAAAGTCTGGTATTTGAGTTGGAGGAACTACAGGATCTTGTGCTAAATCATAGAACTTAATTTTATTAGCAATTTCTAAAGTATTGTTTGTCATTATTTCGAAATTTTCTTCATTGATATAATTTTTAAAATATTCCCAAACTTCTTCTTTGGTCATTACATAAGTAGATCCATAGAAGTCTGAAACTTCCCTTTCTCCATCTTTAGAGTTCAAAAATGATTTGTGAATTTGTTTATGATTTATAGACAAATAATGAGAATCTGTAGTATAGATAACTTTAATATTGTATTTTTCTCCCAATTGAATTACAAATTTATTGTAATCAATTTGTTCTTGAGTTGATAGAGATGGTTGAATTTCTAAGTAGAAATCATCATTAAAGACATATTTACAAGCATTTAAAAAACTATCTATGTCTTTTAATGCTTCTGGTTTGTTGGCCTGAAACTCTTTAAATTTCAAACCAACAAATCCTCCTAAACATGCGGTACTGCCAATTACATGACCTTTATATTCTTCCATGACCTCCACTAATTGTTGTGTGGTTAAAGGGGTTCTTTCCATTCTTCCTGTTCTAAATGAATTCATCCAAGCTAACGTTGACATTTTTCTTAGGGCAAGATGTCCTTCTTTTGTTTTAGCAATTAAAATAAAATGAGGGAATTTAGTAACACCAGAAGTATAATTATCTTTAACTTCTTCTAAACTATTTACTAGATATATTTCATTGCCAAGAGCAACTTGAAAATTAGGATTTGTTTTTTGTAATTCTTTATTGATTTTAATTGCTTCAATATGAGCTGAAAGACACTCATGATCGGTTATGGCAATTCCTTTTAAACCAATTTTTTCTGCATACTTAATCAAATTTTTAGTTTTATTGGTACAATCTGGCAATCTGAGATTACTCATTTCGGTATGTGAATGTGCTGAAAAATACAATTCTTCACCTTCTTAAAATCTAAATTTAGCAACGCTTGGAATATACATAAAATCCTCAATGATAATTTGTGGCGTAATCTTTCCATTATATTCATTAATGCTGAATTTGCCTATTATTATAAGACTTATAGCTTGATGTTGTTTCATTTCATTATATTTATCTTCATTTGTAAAAAACTTCATAAATGAAATTCCATTATAATTAATTTTTATGGTATTTTTATTCTTACCCATTAACTCAATATCTTTGGAATTTACTATTAAATTTTCTATTGCAAATATAGGTTCATCTACTGAATTTCCCCATATGTTTTTATGTTTTGCTACTGATTCAATTAGGGTTTTGTTTAATGTTTTTTCATTGAATACTCCATCTACTTCATAGATTAAAAAATCTGAAACTTTCATTTGACTTGCAATTTCATATAATCTATTTATTTTACTATTATGTATTGATATTCCACATGCGTTTGGGTGTCCTAAAGCGTAATTAAATAATCCACTATTAACACACCATTGTCTTATATCTTTGATATCTTTTTTATCATATCCTCTAGCACTTCCTGCAAAATCTTCTTCATGAGAACTTAATAAGAAACAAGGTCTTTGATAGATATTGGTTAATTTATTTGCCAATAACCCAGTATAATTTTTTTCTGTTAGCCCCGTGGCATTAATAATTATAATTCCATTATTGAAAAGTTGATATTGGTCTACCTGATTCTTTGCAATTTCAACTGCTTCGTCAACAAGTTTCTTTTGTTTCCTTTTGCATTTATTTCCTATTCTCACAACATAGTCTTGTAATGATAGTTCAACTTCGCCTTTCCCTCTAATTTTATCCATGTGTTTTTCATCAACATTGAGAAACGCTTTAAACATTAGTTCTTTTTCTTCATAGGTTCCATTTCTTATAAGTGCATTAATTAATGGAACAATGTAAAAACCAATTCCAATGATACTTACTTCATTCTTCATATCATAAGCTTTTTCTTTAATTAGTGCTGATATGAATTTATTTTTATTTTGCTCTTTTTTAATTAATTCAATTCCTTTTAAAACCAAATATCTACTTTCTAAATTTCTTAAATCACTTACGTCTCCTATCATCCCTATTGTAAGTAAATCAAGATAATCGTCTGCATAATTTAGATTTAATTTTTTATCAATATACTTTATAAATTTATATACTACACCAATTCCTGTCATAGTTTTATTTGTTACTTTTTGAGAGAGTTGATTATTAATTACTATTGCATTTTCACTATATCTTTCACACCCATGATGATCAATAACTAAAATATCGATTCCTTTATTTTTGAAATATTTATGTTCAGCATAGTCATTACTAGATGCATCTGGTAAGATAATTAAGCTACAATCTATTTTAATAATTCTATTTAAGGTAACTTCATCCAATCCGTGTGCTTTATCATCATGTACAATAAATGTAATTGTAGATTTACTATTGAATTTTATAATTAAATGTATGATATATTGATACATTGCGGAGGCACTTGTATATCCATCAGCATCACAATCTACGACAATTACAATTATACTATTATTTTTAATATGATATAGTAAATTTTCGTAACCTGATTCCATATGATCATATAAGAATTCATCTTCTAAATGGGATACATTTGGATTAAGGAAGTCATTTATATTTTCTATATCTCTATTTTTTAGAATTGTTTCTACAATATTACTGAAACCAATTGCAGCTCCTTTTAAATTGTATTTAAAACTCATAATTACCTCACTTTTATTATTATATTTATATACAACCTGTATATATCTTTTTATCCATAAGTTTTAATAGTGTTTCCTTACCGACATCTGAGGGTGAACTTTTGTATGGAAGCAATCCTTCCGTATCCCACAAAATTGTTACAATACAATAGGGAGCTAGTTTATTGATTATTCTTTCTCTAATGTGCTTTGCCCATTTACTTGCTTCTTCACTTTCTGCCTCTTGGTACTGTTTATCTAAAGCGACAATAACTTCATTAACCTCTAAGCTCAATATTAAATCTCTTTGGAAATTACTAAAGCTGTTTCCACATAATGCCACAGTGAAATTTTCTTCTCCAAACATAGTGTCACATTGTAACACTCCTTTTTCGCTCTCCACTAACATTATTTTCTTTTTCCGCTTTATTGCTTCTTTATTAATATTAATACCATATAAATTTTGACTTAATGGATGTGAATAAATTACTTTACTTATTTGAAAAGGAGAATATTTTCCATAAAGTTCAATCTCCTCATCTATCATTGATCTAGTTCTTACACCCATGAGTTGATCATTTATATTGTAGTGTGGCATTATTATTTTTTGTTGAAATGTACTATATAAGATACCATATTTATACATAGATTCGATGCTTATTCCTTCATCTATCCAACCTTGCCAATACATTTTTTGAAAGATATTTAGGATACTACTATCATAAAAATCCCTCTGTTTTTTATTGTCTTTGTCTTCTTTCTTTTTCCTTCTAATACTATTAATAAATCCCCAATCATTAATAATTTCATTTTGTTGACCAAAACCATATGTAAAAGTTGAAATATTTAATTGAATACATATCCAATTTATTGCTTCAATAAATGAATAATTCTTATTTCTACAAACTAACTCAATGATGTCAAAGCTATCTCCACAGTCTGTAAAGCAATGAAAGTATTTACTCTCTCTGTAGTAATATAACTTATATTTTTCCCCGTGATGACAAATAGTTTTAAAAATATAGGCTTCTTCAGTATCTATATAATCATCTGACCCCAAACGCCCCAATAACTTAATAACATCATTTTCAGAAATTTGAGCTTTTAGTTCTTGTGCATTTAACATAAGCTTCGCCTATTCTTCAAGTATTATTTTATTGAATTCCTCAATAAGTTCCGTAGCACTACCTTCTATGTCAATTTTGTCACAATCTCCAACATCATCTAATTGGAACTCTATAATTGTTTTCTTAATATCTGTAATTAATTCAAAATCTACGGTTGTTACAAAACAATCAATTTCTCTAACTGTTCCCATATTTATTTTTGTCCAAACAATAACACTTTTCCATTTACCACCCCTATTCTTGATGATATAATAACCCATATTTGGTTCTGTATAAAAACCATTGCCCAATATTGGTTTTAACTTTTGCAAATCGGCACTACTAGCAGGTAGAGCTAAAATACCATAATCAGGCTTCTCTAAGATAGCTTTACTTCCCTTTAGAGCGTTTGCGTCTTTTTCTTCTTTCCAATTCGATGATAATTGAGTTGAACTACCTAGAAAAATATTATATCGGTTAGCCAATTGTTTTAAAGCTGCTGAAAACAAAAATAAGATTTGATGAGTTTGTAGTTTTACTCCAGTTTTCTGAATATAATATGAATACAAGCTTGGTGAATCATTTATATAATCAAAGAAACAATGGGTAATATTTTTATTTATTATGTATCTTTCAATAGTTTCTTCTATAGTTTCAATAGTGAAATCTGGTTGATATTCTCCATATAATAAGCTTTCTTTAACTATCTTTCCTGATTCATAAATAATCAATTCTTCTTCAGGAGTTATATCTTTCCATTCTGTCAATTTATCTTCGTCTATTCCTGAAATATGAGCTAATAAACATGTTTGTAATTCCTCTTTAGATAGTTCAGTAGAGATGAATAATACGGGATTTTTTTCTCCAGTGGAGAGCCAAATCTTTTTCTGCCAATCATACATTCTATCAGAAGATATATTGCAAGCTTCAGCCAGCGAGTTTCTAGTTTTTCCACCACCACTAACCGAACTTCTGATCATACATTTCTTAGGTCTTAAACCTCTAAAAATAGTAGTCATATACCCACTTTGCATAGGATATCCATAACTTGTATCTTGATTTTTACAATCCTCAATTATGCTTTCAATGTCATCTCCTGCATGAAAATTATAATTATCTCCAAAATTTGTTTTCCATAGATTTTTAAAATCATCAAACTTATTTAACAATTGGCTTAGTACCTGTTTGCTATCCATTTGATTAAATAATGCTAATTTATGCTCGTCACTTTCATCATAAATGAAGCTTATATCCATTTTCAGTTTTTCTATGGTCATTCGTAATATGGAAAATTTTCTAACATTATCATAATATAGTCCTATATTTGAAGTCTTATCAACAGTTTCTTCAATTGCCTTTTCAATGTATAACCACCCATCATTAGTCTTCCATAAAGCCAAAGCAGAAGGAAATTGAGATAATTCATTTTCAATTTCAATAGGAGTAATAGTAGTAACAGTAGATTTTTTTGATATATTATAAATTGCTCCATAGACCATTTTATGAAAAGTCTCCGAATAATCATTAGCATTGGTTTCAAATTTTTTGTCGGTAGCTAATCTTGGATTGTTGCAATAACATCCCAGTAAAAGGAAGATATTTCTTTTATCTACTAGACCTAATACATCCACTATTCCACCTCCCCTATCAAATCACCAATATTAATTAAGAAATTATTTTTTTTAGCGTATACTTTTCCCAAATTAACTTTAACTTCGTTCACTGCTTCTTCACCTTGCTCAATATTGCTCTGCACACTTGAGGCAATTTTCTGTTGTTGCTCAAAGTATTTTTTTGCCTTTTCATAATTATATTTTACTAATGCGATACCGTATTTCAATTCACTGAATGATTTCCCCTCAATTGCTTTAATATACCAAAGACAATATGTAATACCTCCATATGTATAACCTAATTGTTCTTTATATTCTTTTATTTGTTTAAAGATTAATCCTGTTGGTTGATCTAAGTTAAAATATTGACAAATAGTTTTAAGTAATAAATCATATTCTTGTTTTCCTATTTGAATTTTATCATAGCATTCCTTACAATAAGATTTATTACTATAAACATACTTTTCTTCTTTGGATATTGTTTTTTCGCAACCTTTACATTTGCTTAATCTAGCCAATTTCCACACCACCTTATGTTAAGAATAAGGGAAGTTATGACACTCCCCTTATTTAAGTTTTTCAATTTATAGTAATTTATATTTAGTTACTAATTCTTCTAATTTAATAACCACAACTTTAGCTACGTCAATTTGGGATTCTATTAAACTATCAAACATTTTTGGTGTACCATCATTGTGGGTTCCAATAGTTGTTTTTAGAATATTACTTGCTTCTTCTAAATACCCATTTTGTGCAAGTATCCCTCCCAGTTCACTACCTCTATTTTTAATCTCTTCAAAAGGTTGGTCTTCTGTAATTTCTATAAAAGTTTTTTCTTTTGTGAGATATTCAACATCAATGGACTCGAAACTTTTTTCCATTATATTTTTTAAATCAGAAACTTTTATAATTTCTGGTAAACCAAAGCTATCTTTTAGTTCCTTAAATACACTTGTTTTCTTAAAAGTAATAATCCTTTCATCAGAAGTCTCACTTTCTTTTTTGATTAAACCAACTAGAAATGCCTCATGAAACATTTGAGCTTTTGTGACATCTTTTAATTTAGTTTCAACAGTTGTCTGTTTAGTAATAATATTTGTATTTGTGTACGCTTGAGCAATAAAATGAACAGTTACCCCCATATTTCTTAATTCAGTTGTAACTCCCATTATACTATTTAAATATCTCTTCCCCTTTCCGAAATTCAAATCCTCAATAATTTCAACTTCTTTATTGGCTGCTGTATATCTACTAGCCATTTCTTCAAACTTATCTGCAGTATCAAATACAACACAAGAAAATTTTTCCCTAATGGCAGGATTTTTGAACTGACTTACAATAGAAAACACCTCTGAGATATCCTTTACTCTTTGAGCCATAATTCCTGGAATCTTTTTATGTCTATCTTCAAACATTACGAATAAGGGTTTTTTACCATCAGGACTAATTTCTGTTAAATATTGATTTAGACTAAATGTTTTTCCATCTCCTGTTTCTCCAATCCAAACCATAGGATATTGAGTTAAGTCTGTGGTTACTTTATTCTCTTCCAAAGTTGCTAAATTTATCATTAATTATTAATCTCCTTTTAACTCTTATTTATTTTTTTATTTATTGGTTATTGAATAGTCTTATTTTATGATAAGACTATTCAATTTTTAGATCTTATTTCGTTGCAAAAGGATTAAATGGGTTTGCTGTTTGATTTGTTACCGTTCCACCCGTTGCAAAAGGATTGTTTATTGGGGGAGCACCATTTGTATTAGCAACTTTAGCAGGTTCGTTTTTAATTTTGTCTAATTTTAGTTTACGTTTTGCAATGGCTTGTGCATATTCTGCTTCATCAATTTCATGTTCAATTGGACTCCCCTTTGGACTACCTCCCATGATTTCTTTCCTACTTACTGTGGTTGTAACTACTTTTACATTATCTGATCCAAAAGCCATTTTTTCAATTACTTCAACCGTTTCTTTGGTATTTACTAACTTACCAGTAAATTTGGCAAAACCTCCTTCAAAGAAACCAGCAGACATAAATGGTTCAGCAATTGACTTAGGAACCGTTAGTACCACTGGAATAATTGTACCTTCATAACCTAGAAGATTTACTGTAACTTTTGCATTACCAGTGGGTTCGTTTTTATAAACCTCTTCTTCCAATTTGGAAACTACACCTTCGATTTCAAACTTGGCATCCATAGGAGTTGTTTCAATCTCTTTTTGAGTTAATCTATTTGCAAAATTAGCTTTAATTCCTGCGTATGTTTTAACTTCTCCATCTTTTCCTTTATAGTCTTGAACATTAAATTGTCCTGATCCAATTTTAATGATATCTGCTTCATTTGGAAATTGTTCTAGTGCTTTATACTCATTCATTACTGTTTCTAAACCTTTGAAAATAGAGTTTTCACCACTACCATCTTTTTTCATTTTTTTCGCAAAATACGATACTTCATTTTCACTACCATCAAGAGTTCTAATGATCAAATTTCCACTAATAGCTTGCTCTTGACCAACTACATTACCATCTTTATCTTTTACATCAACATTTTTAATTGCCAAATCTTTCTTAACCAATTGACCTACCACATAAACATTATTCATTGTTTCTTTTAACATATGTATTAATTCCTTCTTTCAATATTTTTTATTTATTAATTGTTTATAATAGAACTTTTAATATTATATTGAAAGAAGGTGGTGGCTTACTTCGTTTAACAGGTTTCCAACAGTTGCCTGAATTCTTCAACCAATCAATCCTTTCTATATTTATTTATTACTTATTTAACAAATATATCATAGTACCAATATCGATGTCAAGAACATATTTTATTTTTACTTTACATCTAATTAAATAACATAAAATTTAGCTTTCGAAGGATCTGTATCTTATAATTCATCCTCAACTATTTTAAAACTCAAACTACCTTCTTTTGCATTAATTACTTCAACCATTCTAAAACTATCTACATAATCATTCAATGATTCTTGAAAATCTCTCATAGCAGATTCTTTTGTTTCTTCATCATTAAATACTACTCCAATTGTCAATATCCAAATCTTACTTGTTTTGTTTTCGTTATTTTTATTATCTTTTGCCATTACTTATTCCTTCTTTCATATATTTTAATATAATACTAGTCCATTTTTCTTAATAGCATCGTTGAGTTGCTTTAAAAAATGTGCAGGATCATTATTATTAGCATCTAAAGTTAAATTAATAGTAATATTATTAATAATAGGAGTTTTCGTTTCTTCTACTTTTGGTTCTTTATTCTCAACCCCTTCTACCCAATCCCATTCTTCTGGTTCATTATCTCCTAAAACATCTGCAATCACTCTTACACAAGCATTACGTTGTTTAATAGCTACGATATCATAAGCTTCATTTTCTGGAGATAAATCTTCATCATAATCATTTAATGAGATTGCATAAGAACTATGCCCTTGTTTAATATCTTCTTGACTATTAAAAATCATATTACCTTCAAGATCGCTTAATAAAACACACAAATCTCCATCTCTCATCTTAAATAACATTGAACTATTTAATTCTGATTTCTTCATTTTAACATTCTTACTTTCATTATTAACATTTTGATTTAATTTCCTCTCTATGTATGGTTCCAAATCTTCTGGTAAGAAGTAATCGCCTAATTCAGCATCTTTTGTCTCATCTAAAACAATAGTATTTCCGTCAATTCTTATTACATATAGATATGGATCTTTATTTTCTTTTACCATTCTCCAACAACTTGAGTCAAAATGACTTCCTACGCTTTTTGAATGAGGTATAATCTTCATTCCCAAAATAATATGTTCTATTTTCAATTTCATTAATTCCTTTCTCTAATATATAAATATTGTTTTACTGAGTAAATTGACTCAATTTCTCCCTTAATTCCAAATGTGAATTAATTTTTGCTTCTGCCTCATTTTTAATTTGTTGCGTATTAACCAACTCTAATTCCAATAAATCAATTTTCTCTTGACTCTGAATCTTAGATTGATTTAGCATTTCGTTCGCTTTGTCAATTTCTAGAATTGCTTGTTTAAACATAGATACTGCATTGTCTACAACTCCTACAGCTTTTTCAATCATCATGGAAGGTGTTAATACTTTATTTTTAAATAATTTTGCCATTTTAACATTACCTCTTTCATTATAATTTTATTTTTAATTTAATAGCTTATCTTTACGGCAGTAATTTTATCTTTTTCGCATTCACTAATATTTTTCCAATCAATATCCTCACCATAATAAGGCAATTCTCCATCTGTAAATTCTTCATTTGTAACAGATATACTATATGCTTGTTCTGGTGACTGTCCATGATCTGCTTCTATGTAAACAATCGCATTATCTGGGATATATGATAATAATCGTTTAAGTTCTAAGACATCTATCATATATTTAACTCCTCTCTACTACCTGAAACAACACACCATTATCTCTCTTTGTCAATCTAAACTTATCTAAAGTATGTAAATTCTCTTGTATATAATAATATTCACTATCTTCTGCCAGAATAACCCTAAATGAGTCTTTGTCAAATGTATAAAAGTTTTTCAAGAATCTTACTTTTTTCATTAACGATCATCCTCCATAATTAATTCTTGCAATGCAATAAATGCAACATTATTAACTAATATTCCACCTTCGCATTCATAACCACAAAATTCTAATTGCTCAATTGCTTTAGACGGATTAGCTTTATACTCATCAATCATTTTGCGTGATGTTGATTCCATATGTATTCACCTCCTTAAATAAATTAATTGTTTAATTAGTTTATCTTATGTGTTTCACACTCTTTAATAATTTCATTTAATCTATCAATTCTCTCTTGAACCAACTCATTATAAACCTCAACACACTCTTCATATGTATTTGCATAGTGCCTAGAGTAAATATCTACCGCCTTACTTTTGATCAGTTCATCATTTTTATTTAATGGAACAAATACCTGATTACTATATTTAGGTTTACTCATTCCTGCTTTATGCTTATCTAAAATCATTCCTCGGATTGGTAATTGTTTTAAATGTGAATAATCATAATTATTATCTTCACTATACGCACATGCCCATGCTATACTTTTATGTCCTAGAGTTTTTATGTTTATTTCCATAAATATTCACCTCCAATCCCATCAAACTAAACTTTCTTGTTATTTTGATTAACCTTCTCTAATTGCTTTTACAATCATATCTATTGTTTCTTCTGAAATACCATCAATTGTACATTTAATATTTATGGTTTGAGGAGTATTGAGTTTTCTTTCAATGTTATCAAGTCTTTGTAATAATGCCATTCCAAAATAATCATCCATACTTACACCTTCTGGCAATCCATTAAGTTCATCTGTGAATGAAATTGTTTCTTGGGTATCAATACTCCTCTCTTCTGAATTATATCTAGAAGGATAATATTCACCATCTAAATTTAAATCTGTGTATGTAACATTTCCATAAACTCCATTAATCTCATGCTTAATTCCCTTTTTAATTTTCATAGTTCTTTCTCCTTTATTAATTTTATTATTTTTAATTACTTACTAAACTCAATGTAGTTACGCCAGAACAATAATTCTAAACTACTTCTATAAGCAATTCCCTCTAAACATTTTTCACACCATTTACGATATCCTTCCTCAGACTTAAATCTACTATCAATTCGTTTCTTGGCCTTCTTTACAAGTTCAACGCCTTGCATATCGGATATCTTCTGTGACCATTTCTTTAATTTAAAATTATCAATATCAACAGTAATACAACCAATATCTTTAGGAATTAATTCAATTGGAATGGTATTTATTGGACAAATTATGTAACTAAAAGCACTTGCACAGCAGAATCCATTTTTAAAGTCTGATAAACTTGCTTTTGCTTCTATACCTTTCATATCCCATTGATATTTTCTACTTGCTATATGAACTTTCTTAATGCCAACAGCATCAATTATTTCTTTTTTCTTTTTGCCAATATCTAAGTCCCACATATCTGCAACCTCAGTGGCTAATATTTTATAACCCCATCCGAATAATATATATTTAGATATTTCTTTTAGTAAAAAATGTGTTTCTGACTCGTTCTTTGGCCTGTTAAATTCAATTATATGTAATCACCTCGATTCACGAATAGATGTATTTGCTAATCCAATACAACTGTCACATGCCACAAATTATCATTATATTTCTTAACCGTATATTGTAATAATAAATTTTCAGCAGATTCTACTATAATATTTAACTTATCTTTGCTCTCACAAATAAATAGTTTTTGTCTTGCTGAAACTGGTGCTAGACTTAACTTACACCCATTTTGCTCTATTAATTCAGAAAATTTATTTATATCTTCTACTGATATAGATGATTGAATTTGATATGTAGAATAAGCAACTCCTTCTGAACGTCCAACTATTGGATCTGACATTCTTAATTCTCCTTTCTTCAAATTTAGAACTCATATTAAGTATACACCATCCGAACACCTATGTCAAACATTTTTATTTATTAATTTAACAATATCTCAGTGCAATTCTTCTTTTTTGCAATAACTTAGATAACCATCAACCCAGGCTTTTGCGTCATCATAAGCCAGTGTCATGATCTCCACATCATTACTGAGTAATCTTAAAAATATATCTGCTGTATTTGTTAAATTTTCATACATTTTTAAAACCTGCTCTGGTGAAAATCCAGTATTTTTGTAGTATTCAAGCGTAGTTATTGCTTTTGTTCTCATATGATTCACCTCATTTTAATTCATTTAATGTACTAATTTCCCACAATCTTTACATGCAATCCAACCATAAGGATGAGTTGATTCTGTATGTAAATGTCTACAATGATTTCCTTCTTTTCTGCATTCACATTGGTCAGATAATTGTTTTACTTTATTATCAAACCACTTTTGAAAATCTACTGCATTACCTTCAAAAACCATATCTGAACTAATCTCTTTTCCACAATATTTACATTCGTATATTACTGCCATTTTCCGACCACTCCTTTAAATTGTTAATTATTATTCTTCCATTTCTGATATGCTTTTTTACATAATACAAAAGACATATTGTCACCAGGGCAATCGTGCTACATTTTATAACATCTCATTATTTCTTGAGCATCAATATCTCCGTCATTAGCTAATTTACCTATATTTAAACCGTCTTTCTTTAATGCACTAACTAATTCTTCTTTGTTTAGATTCATATTTAAACTCCTTTCTCTACTCCACTATCTCAAACTTACACTGACATTCTCCACAAACAATATTTTTATCCACCTTCGCCTTAACCTTCTCCTCACACTGAGGACAAATATATGTAAATTGAGTTTTACCTTTTGGTTCTGGTTTCTCCTTAACTGGCACATTTCTGAAATAATTGAAACTATACATATTTGGTACAACTTCACTATCAATAAATTCCATAAATTCATCAGAACATTGCGTATGACCATACCCATATTTCTTACTTTTCTCAACCAATAATCCAACAGATTCAGCTAAAATCTTGAATTTTTTATTATGTACTTGACCACTACAATCTTTGATCTCTGCTATTTTATTTGCATAATGAACCATCTCATGATGTAATGTGCCAACTATTTCATATTTGTCTCTACTTAAATATTCAGCGCACATGTTAATTTCATATTTTTTCTCTTCTGATTCTTTCTTCTCCCATACTTTTTCTACTGTAAACCAACCAAGATTACCACCATTCTTTGCTTTTTGAATTGTAATCATTGGATAAGTTAGTTTATCAGAGTAGTAATTTTTATTTAAGATATCGAAGATTCTGTATAATTCCTCTAGAGCAATACCTATGTGATTATTTTGATTCATTTTGTTTTGTCTCCTTTTTAATTTTATTTTCTACTTTTTCAATACTTTGACCAATTTTATTGTATAGTGGTATTCCTAGAATTAATAGTGCAATAATTATTATTAGAATGAATATTACAAATATATATATCATCACCACCTTTACAATTAATATAAATTTATTTTAATTTGGTTATTCACTTATATATTTTTGAGCTTCCATAATTGTTTTACCTTCTTTTTCAAAAGAATAATTAGATCCAGTCTGTTCACTTTTAATATCCATTAATAAATGAAGACAATGTATTAAAAGTTTAACAATAAGTTTGTTAGTATTCAATATTGATTCTCCTTTATTAAGCAATTAAAATCAAACTTTTAAAGTAATGAATAAATCATAATCAATTTTTGCTAGTTTAATATTAGTTTTATAATTTCCATAACTAATTTCATATGTCCAATTTGAAACTATTTTTCCATTCATTTTTCTCATCCATTTTAAGAATTTACCTTGAAAGGGAGGGTGAGTATAAACATTATTAAATTTGGATATAAAATTTATAATACTATTGTCATTTATTAAATCATCAAATATAATTTGAAAACTATTTTGTAAAATATTATTGTGTCCCTGACAACTAAATTTTGTGGTTAAACCTATATCATTAAACAATTTAACCATTTGTCTACATTCAACATCTATTTCATCATAATTTATATATGTCATTTTAAGTTCTCCTTTTCTAATAGGTACTACGATTTAAAGACTAATCAATTGTATCCACAGTAATTGGAATCCACATCTTAGGATTATAGTTTAATGTGTATTTGTATTTATCAACATTTTTGCTTCTTAATTGCTCCACAACATATGTTGTGTTATTAGATAAACCAACGAAATGTTTTTGATAACCACCATTTTCATCTTCTACTGTTACTTCAAGTTGATTATCTTGCGTATCGGCATTAATCGATATTCTTCCTGTCATTTGAAATAATACATCGCCAGCAATGCAATTAATCACAGTAAGTTGACGCACAACATTGAAATTATCTGCTTCTAATGATAGGTTGTAAGATACTTTTTCTGCTTCAGTTTGACCACAACCAGTCAGAGTTAGTGACAATAATGCTGTACATAATACTATTGATAATATTTTTTTCATTTTTATTTCTCTCCTTTATTAATCATTTAATTCTTCACTTAATTTATCTGCTTCTTCAAAACTCATTTCTTTCAAATAATTATATTCATCCGTAAATGAAATATCCGCATACCATTTTTGATTCAACCATTCTTCTTTTGTCATTGTATTTATTTGTAAATCAATTTCTAATATATGGGAACAAATTGGGAACCCATCTTCTGCATCATAACTGCCACTCATCCCTCCTCTGCTTTTATCTCCTTTCTTTTCACTAAAACTTGAGCAGAAATAATAAATGAATTTGTCTCTTAACTCTTTTGATTCTGAAATATATTCAGAAATAATTTGATATGCTTTATTCATAGAAGGAAAATTACATTCTCCATTTAATAACCCAGTTTCATATCCAAGTAACAAATCCTGTATCCAAACTTCATTATTTTCAATAACATAATTATATTTTTCTTTAGTCACAATACTTTTATTAAGCATCCAATCAAGAATTTCTTGACCTTTAATAAAACTTTCATTAGTATCAATAAAATCTTCTCCTGCTTCACGCATCCATTGAGTAATTACAGAATAAACTATTGCTGGATTTTTTAATTGTTCTTCGTTCGTTACAATCATTTCTACTTTTCTCATTCATTTTATCTCCTTTTATTAATTTTTATGGTATTAATTCAATATGGTCAATTTTTGCATTTAAGATTCCAGTCGTATTTACCTTAACTCTATCTCCATTTTTAGGATTAAGTTTTACAATTTCTTCTATTCCTTTTTCTGTGAAGTCCCAATCTCTAAGTTTCCATTCATACTGAGGATATTGATTATCTACTCCAGTTGTAAATACAACTTTAACCCCATCATATTGACTTATCTTAGTTACTGTTGTGCCTTTTTCATCACAACCAGTTAAACCAATTGATAGTATGATTGGTAGTATTATATAAGTAATTTTTCTCATACTAAACTCCTTTCTCCGTGAAATCTTAATTTGCTGTGGTATTCCATTTATTTAAAGCGGTTATTAATATATTCATTTGTCCACGAATCCAATTCTCTAAATGTTCTTCACTATAAACCTCATCCATCTCGCTATTAAATAAAGTATGTTCCAAAAAGCAAATCCAATCAACATAACCTGACGAACCATATGTAAAACATATTCCTTCATTTTCAAATAACTTATCAGATTCAGACATTTCTTCATTTAATTTTTCAATTACTTTTAAATAATTTTCTGATTTAAGCATATTTTCATTCCTTTCCTATAATGAGTCATTTGTTTGTACTTATGATATCTTATATACTCTTCCATAATACCAAAATGGTTTCTCATATTGTTGTCCTTGAGTTTTATCATAAGGTTTACAATATTTCTTTTCAATTTCATAAATATTAGTTATCCCATTGCATAGTTTTAATGGAACTAATTCACAAGCATTCGCCATATTTTTCGCCCACAAAACATATTTATCATTCGTATCTGTAGTTATTAAATACCCACGAACAGTAAAAATCTTTCTATTCATTTTTCTTTCTAATTCTTTAATTCTCTTCATAAAATTATCTCCTTCATTTTTCATTTGTCATTAAAAGACTTGTTCTATCTTGTAAATTTTCTCTTATTTTTAGCATTTCTAACCCACAAACAAAGAACAATAAAATATCCAATTAAAAGTTTAAATTGAATTGATGCCCAAGCATAATCACCATTGCGATAATTATAGATCATTCCGAATGTCATTAATCCTGCACCAATTGCTAATAATGGATTTGTCTTTTTCATAATGTTCACTCCTTCTTATTCTTAATGTTTTTTAAAAACACAATTTTAGCATATGCTTGTATTTATATTTTCTGGACTTTCTCGCGATACGATAATGATGAAATTCCCTGTTTTTTCTTAATACTTCTTCTCTGTTTGCTTCTCTTTTGAGATATGCAATAATTTCTTCAGCCATATTTAATTATTTACCTCGATATTTCTTCCGATATTACCAAGTTTATGTATTGCAGGACTATTTGCCTTAAGCATCATAATTTTATTCATATTGTTTATATTCAACTCTTTCATCTCTCCTTCATTATACATTTATTTTTTGCTTTAGTCAAGTTTATATTCTTTAGCATTATTGTCGATTCCTAGTTGCTCATTTAGTTTGTTGTATTTCTTAACATCCTTTTCAAACCAAGAGGCATCTGTGCCATTATAATTCTTTAACCATAAGACACAATTTTCACTTACTAGGAAAGTTAGACAACCGTAGAGACATAATTCTTGAGAACCTAATTTTACTTTCTTGGATAAATGGTAATTTCGTGTTAGTTTCTTCTGAACCATTTCATAAGTTAGAAATTTATTGCCTTTGACTTTACTTGTATAACACTCATATACGTGGTCATTTAATGTTAGAATTCTAATATTTTCTTCTTTAGGTTTTCTTTCCCAAAGTTTCATTTGTTTTCTCCTTCCATCTCTCTCAACCATTCGCTTATTTCTTGACAATAAGTTCTATTTTGAATATGACATCTGATTGCTAATTGACATGAGCAACATTCTAGTTTTACAAGTCCTTCGCGAATAATCTGAAGATGATTATTTGTTAAGTTCATTTTATCTACTGCCTCTTTTATTTTAATAATTTTGTATATTCGCCAATATATACTAAGCAAAATGCTCCTAACCCAATCAATCCACCAATTATACCAATTTCTTCATTCGCTTCAATGTTTATTCCTAATAAAAGTGCATTATCAGGTAGTATTTCTTTATAATTATCAGGAATAGTACCGTTGTGCCAAATATTTGTAGTTATTACTTCTCTACCATCGAAGAATCTAATTATACTCTTATGCCCACCAAATCCCCTGAACGGATTTTTACTATTTTCATTCCCAATGTTATAATGTTTTCCATCAATTCTTACAGTATAGTTATCATCTTTGATTTTTACCTTATCATTCCAAAAATCTATATAGAAGCATTTATCATTACAAATTACTTTATGACTATAACTACTTTCTTCTATTTCTTTATTACAAATTACACAATTCATATTTATCCTCCTTAATCTTCTTCAATCTCAATTAAATTACCATAAGTAGTACCTACTTCATCATAAATATCATCCCATTCTCCATTACTTATCATTTCTTTTGCTTCATCAATATCTTCTGCTGTTACATATCCTTTACCAATGCTTGAGACTTCAATAGTAAAACGGAATTCTTTCGTAATTATCATCTCCTTTCTTAACAGAATAAAACAGAATTTTCATAGGTTATTCCCAATTCCAATCATCTTCATTTTTATCATTGTTGTTAGATGAATTATTTATTTGTTTATCTCCTTTCAACCCATATAACCTATCATTCAACTCTTCACTCCATTTAATCATAAGTTCCAAATCAACATCTTCGTATAAACTGTGTTCTTGTAACGCTCTACACAAATCTACAGCTCTATGCCATTCAAATATCTGTTTAGGCATAATCACCAGTGGTGGTTTGGGTTGTTTAATGTGATTATATGTATCAAATCCATAAAATTCTACTGCTGGTATACCTCCACTTTTACTAGAATCAAAATTTACATGTCCAAACGTCATTTCATTGTCATAACAGAAATAACATGTTTCTTTATGTTTCCAATTATTGTGATGGCCGAGTGACTTGCCTCCATTCCACTTAATATCTCTTTCCGTACAATATTCTAAGAATTCATTTGCTAATTTTTCAGTTGGGCAATTTACTGCTAATTTATAACGCATAAAATCATCCCAGTGTTTTTCAATATTAAATATTTCCATATTTTTAATTTCTTCCTCCATATCTTTTTTAATTATTTCTATTATTTTATGTTTTTCAGAACCATAGCCCCAAGTCAATAAACCAACAGAAAATTGATCTAATTCCTTAATATTAATACCAGTAGTAACATTTTTGCCCAATACTACATCAATAGTTTTAAAACAATTTTCTCTGTCTTCTAATACAAGTTTTAAATTTAATCCATTGGATAAAACTACAATATCTCCAATATTTGTTGTCATTCCATTTCCTACTTTCTTTTATTTATTTTTCACATTTGCCATAAAACTAATTTTTCGTATGCTTTTTAATCTTCGTCTTCCTCGTCTTTAATATCTTTAACTTCTTCTGTTTTATCCCTATTCAACCAATCACAATATTTTTGACATTCTGCTTTAGTTTTAAATCCAATTTTTGTATCATACTTTCTATCTTTATCCAGTTCCTTTGTAGTATCATTAAATTCATCTACTATTTGACAAAGTTTAAAATCATTATAACTATGATTATCATAATAGCTAGATTTCCCTGATGGTACAAAAGTTTTCCATAAATAGAATTCCCTTTCAGATTGGTATTGACTGTCTCTTTTGCTAAATTTGATAGTAGATAATTCAGATATTTCTGGAACATACTTAGATATTATTTTACTGCAATCACAACTTATTTCTGTTGTTTTCCCATTTGAAAAATTAGCAACCAATTTACGTTTGTCATTACACAAAGAACATTTATCTTGTGAGAACCCTTTACTATCAGCAAACCATACTTCTGAATTATCTATGTAGTCCTTTAAAGTATCTCCTATATTACTTGCATAGAATTCTCGTTCCACTTCTCTCTTAAGATTATCTTCTTTGTATTTTAGGTTTCTTTCTTTGCTATTTAATTCTGATTCTTTATTTTTATATTCATTGAATTTAATTCTAAGTTCATTATTTTCTTTGTTTAGACGATCAATTTCTTCTTGGATATTTGGTAATAAATGTTCCCTAATTTTATCTCTAAACTCTTCAATTAATTGGTCTACTTCACTTGGTTCATAATAGTTTTCATAGTCATCGTAATCCATTTATTTAACCTTCTTTCTTTTAATATTCTATTCTTTTTCTAAATCTTTTAACAATCTGTCAAAGTATTCTTTTATCTTCTGTTCGTTACTACCTGCGTATTTAATTGCTTCCATTAATTCTAATGAGGTAAAACTTTTATCTTTGTGTTCATTTAATATCTGATAAATATGATAAAAACCTTGCGCTACTCCCAATATATAATATTTATGCTCAGTAGTAGTTTGAAATATTTCATTATGTATTAATTCTAATTCTGATTTATTCCAAGGATATTTTCTCAATTACTTTTCATCTCCTAATTATTTTAAATCGACTACTTATCTGATTTTAATAACCCCTTTTCAATAAACATATTCCTAACAATTTCTCTTAATTGAGATTCTACAATATCTTGGAAATTACTTTCAGAATACAAATTGTCAATCTCATTTGCAATATAATCTAAAAATATTTCTTGAATTGTTTCATCTGAAATAGAATTAATTGCTTTGGTAATTTTACTGCTCAAAGCTTTTCTGTGATTATCTTGTAAATAAATTGTGTCCACTTTTTATCACTCTTCTTTCTTTCAACCATATCAAAGGAAAATTTCATTTACTAATTTAATTCAATATCTTTAAACTGTTGTTTTAAATTTTCTAATCTTTGTTGTAAAAGGTTTTTCAATTGTGGATTAATAAACAATTCACAAAATTCTTTATTAGATAAATTTAACGTTCTTAATATATCTTTTGAAGTTAAATGAGTTTTGTCCTCTTGTCTAAGAATAAAATTAACTTCTTTAACTTCAAAAATTCCTTCTAATGATTGAATTAGTTTCTCTGCTGACCTAATCTGATTATTTAATCCTTCTAATTTTTTGAATTTACCATGCATCTCTTCAAAATCTTTAATTTCCATTCTATTTACCTCTTTCCTTTATTATCATACTTCTACCGCATCACAAGAAACTCTCCATACCTTTCTTCCACCACGAATTACTTCTTTAAGTCCTTTGTAGTATTCACAAGTTGGTACACCAAAAGCATAATTTGAACTTATACAAGTACAAACTTTAACTTTTTCTTTAAAATTCATATTTATAGAATCTTCATGTTGCCCTAATTCTCTCCTTATCGGACATTCTTCAAGTAATACATTAGCTGATATATAGCCACTACTTGAAATACAACATCCACAAGGATCAACTTCTTGGCCTTTTATAGCACTTTTTATAAGTTTAATTTGTTCTGATGTAAAACCATGTCCAGTTGATTTTGCAGGTTTAAAAGCAACCCATATTTTGTCATTAATTTTTTGTTTTGTTAGTACATGACCTTTGTTTTCGTAAAACTCAGAAGATGGATCAATAATTTCAACTTTATCTCCTTCACGGTATTTCATATTTTTATGTATCCTCCAATCCTATAAATAATTTCTCTAACTTCACAATCATCGAAGTCATCAAGGTCTTCCACTTCTTCTACTTCAATAATTGTTCCATCATGGTCTAGAATAACTGTAGCAGTTCCCCAAAATATACCTTTGATTTTTGCTTTAACTTTTTGTTGCATTATAAACACCTCCTACCACTCTGCTGTCAATTGTAAATATATGCAACTTAATTTATGCTCTTCATTCTCTTTAGCCTTACAGAATTGACAAACCATTCCTTCTCCATAATCATATCTAGGATCACACATTGCTAATGTTTCTTTTAATAATTTGACTTCTCTCTTCAAATTCTCAGCTAAGATATATACTTTCAATTCTTTATTATTTAAATTCTTTTCCTTGATAATCTCTTTTGGAGGTTCAACTTTTGGTTTGCAAGTATGTCCTCTATAATGAATATTAGGATCATCCCAATTTACCCATTCTCCGCAATCTTTACATTTACTCATGATATCTTCCCTTCTACTCCCATCCAATTATAAAATTGTTTATCAGACATATTTGCTAAATTATTCATCCTCTTATTCATTGTTGATCTGCACTCTTTATGTATAAAGTCTCCATCACACCCAAACAATTCATGTTTGCCTTGACACAGTTTTATTTCTTGCTTACAGCATACACATTTTGTAATTTGTAATTCCTCCCTCAATGATTTAAATAACTTATATTACTAGTATATAATGGATAAGATATAAAGTCAAGATATTTTATTTATTGCTTCTTACTAATTTATTCTCTAATAAATTCTTCGTAAAGATGATGATATATCTCACACTCTTCGCAAGATTTTTGATCACATGTCTTTTCAGCAATTACACAATAACAATCTGAATCTTTATATTTACACATTTTTAATTATCCTTTCTGGTTTAGAATAAGTCGCAGACAATAAAAATAATGCTATAACTAAACGTGTAATACCAGAACTAAACACAGTAGGAGTTAGGTATCCTAAAAAGACTATAATTGCATCTATAATAAAAAATACTCCCAATATCTTCATTCCAATATTGACTATTTTTTCGAACATATTTTTAATTCCTTTCTAATACATTGAAATTTGGATTTTTAATTCCTTCCAATAAATCTTGCAATGCAAATTCTTCTCTATGTTTATAATAATACAAACTACACTCTTCTATATATTTACAATTTGTTCCGTAACAATCCTTTTTGCAATTTTTAAAGTCTATATTATCAATGTCTTTAAGTATTTTATATGCCCATTCATAGTTCATAATTTGATTCCTTTCATTTCCTAAGAAACAGTGGTTTTAATCTACTCATAAACCGTAATAATTTTAGCTTGCTTTTGTCTAATTCTATAAGAAGTAACTTTTGTAATTTCAAAAGGAGCAACATTTTCGACTCTTTTAATATCTGGAAAACTCATACCTCTAATCTCTATTATGTATCCTAACTTCTCAAAATCTTCCGGTGTAAATAATCCATCTTTTAATTCTTCTAGTAAGCACAATTTGTAACTTCTGTCGTAACTACATGCTCCAATATCTTCTCTGTTTTTACAATCAAGCACTACCATAGGCATATCATTATTGTAAACTACTTCACCAATCTTTAATTCTTTGCTCATTTATTTATCATCCCTTCATAATAACTTAAAACTTTATTTTCGTGTTTTAATCTTTCCATTCTTCATATATAAAAATAACTTCTTTCATCAAACTCTCATTTACTACACCATTAATTTCTTTTTGGATATATTCAATACCATTTGTTTTATATAATTCTAAACAATCTTCACAAAAGTAAAGCCAATTTTCTTCTAAATCACTAAATGATATGCCATTATCAATAGTGCATGTATCACAATATTCAATTTCACATACCGCACATTGTCCTCCATCATCCATATGAAAATGATCTTTACATTTAAAACACTTTTTTATATCAGACATTATTTTATCTTCCTTTCTTATCGCTTAAAATATGAGTTTCGAGCTAATTATTCAATTCTTTAATTATTTCTTCAGCATCTTTTATTAAACCATATGGATCAATACTCAAAGCAATAAAACATCAGGAAATATTTCTTCAACAAATTTAAGAGCATTCAGCATTTCTTGATATGACATAATTAAGTTTTCATATATATCATCTCTGACCATATTGTATTCTGCTATCTTTTTCATTTTGAATCAAACTCCTCCTTCATGTTTTTTAATAACTTATATGTTCTTTAACAATATTAATAACTTTTCTTGCCCACTCTTTATCCGATTCCTTTTCTTTATCAGTTAATTGACTATAAGGTGTTTTACATTGTCTTTTCCATCTTTGTATATTTTCAGCAGTTAAATTATCAAGCATATATTTTGTCCAATGAATCCATTGTTCATGTTCTAAATCGGCTAAATCTTCTATTAAACTCATTTGATCACAATCCTTTCTTTTTCTTTTTATTTGGGTAAAGATTCTGTTGTGATATTTGCTGTTACCTTTATAATACTTACTTTCTTTCCATAATATCTTGATAATTCTGCCGATTCTAATGCACCATCAAAATAATGAAATCTTTGCGCGTCTAAAATATCACTACACCATAAATCATAAGCTACGTCATAGTAGTTATTTTTATCATCCATCAGTACATAATAAACTTTTAACATATTGTTTCTCCTCCTAATCCCTTCGAATGGTTAAGTTTATAGGGTTTAACTTGTTGCTATCAATTCCTCTAAAGATTCTTTTAAGTCACTATATTTTTCTTCTAATTGATTATATCTGTCTAATAAATTATTATATTTATTTATTAATTCGTTATCGTCATTTAATACCATATTTGCACTTTGATCTGACCAATACTCCCTTATCATTACTCTAACTTCACCTATTGAAATTCTTCTCAAGAATAAGTTGGCGATTGTTTTAAAATCTTCGTTTGTCATATTTTCAGCTAAATATGTAAGATTATAATTTCCTTGAAATGAACTTTCATTTTTATTATCATTCATGTTTAGATATTTTATCAAATTATAAGATAATTGTTGCATCTCTGAATAATATTTTGAATCAGTTCTATCCAATGAAGGTTTAAATTGTTTCAGGTAATTAACCATATCTAACATTTTTACATTTTCCTTTCTTATCCTAAAGATTAGTTCTATGTTACTATTCCATTTTTTCTCTTTTAGGTGTTTTTGCACGATATTTTTTATATACGAAATCAACAAATTCCTTCTTCATATTGAACATTTGTAAACCTAAATCAAAAACCTTTTCCCATACTTTTAAGATTATAATCAGTAAAACTCCACTAGTCACAATCAATGAAAGTCCAATAACTAATTTGGTTAGATAATCCATATATTTTTAACCTCCTTCCCAATAAATGATTGTCTTAACTACCATTAATCAAATAATCCAATCCTATCATTTAACCACTCAAATATTTTAAACAAAACAGATACAATAAAACTAAATGGTAAAATTATAATCCCTAATATATCTCCCAAGATTGCTTTAATTACTTTTCTTGAAAGAACACCAATTCTATCTGATGTTGTAAAAACATATTTATCTTTATGATTTTCTAGATAATGATTAACTACTTTATTTACGTATTTACATTCTTCTATCGCGTTCGATGTATTAAATATATGATTGTCGTAATGATGTTCAAATTCTAAATCACAAAATTTACATTTTCCGCTTAAATGGTGATCCATTATTTAATCTCCTTTCCGCACCATCGACAAAACTTTACTCCGTTAATAACTTCAAACCTATTCTCCACTCCTACATATTCATTATTTTCACCAAGTAGAAAATTGCTGTGTGTTGTGTCAAATAGACATCTTCCAATTTTAATATACTCTTCACAAAACCATTCAGTAATATCTTCGAATTCATTCATTTCCCAATTTGAATAATCCATCACTTGATATTCATTCCTCATAATTTTTGTCCATGAAGTACCTAGCCAATCACCATTTATTTTGTACATAAAATAGATTTGTGTTGGATAAAACTTTATTGCTTTTTTATTGAATGTTATAATATCTCCGCTAAAATTATTTCTTTTTCGCCAATAAATTTTAATATCTTTATTTCTGTTTTTATGTAAAAATGTATAAGTCCCTTGGGAGTATTTTGGATTATATGGTTTTGTTTTAGGGTTTATTTGTTTTAGAAATTCTTTATTGATCATTCGATTTCCTCTACTTCAATTTCACAATCTTGATCTTCACTCTTAACAATAATATTAAAAGCATCCTCGCAAGGTAAACGACTTTCTTTCTGACTTTGAGTCACATGCCAAGGTATTTTTCCATTAATTTTTATATTGCCATATCCTTCAATGAACCCTTCTCCAAGTCTAGCTCTGACTTGTGCTAAATGCTCTGCATGTTCATAATGGTCATAAAGTGAATAGAACACATGCCTAAAGTCATCCATCCATTGCTCATCTATTACATTTTCGTCAATCTCAATTATGTATTCGTCAGTTCTGGTTACTGTTGTTTTAAATCTTTTCATTTTGCTTACTACCTTCTTTCTTATAAAATATCACTCAAAATATCTTCTAATTCTTCAATAACATCTTTTTCACTTACATCATAATCTTCAAGAAATTCTTCAATTTCGAATTTACTTTTCAATCTATTCCATAATATTTTAGCAATATTCTCATAGTCATAACCCTCAACTTCAATCTCTTTACCTAAACTATGAATCTTTCCTCTTGCCTGACCAGTTGTATAGTGAATCATTCCTCTGCTATCTAGAAAACCCCTGTCACCCTCCTTGACTGTTACTTTGTTTCCACCAAAAACAGATTCAAGTTCAAATTCTTCGGAAAATCCAATTTCTTCACCAATTTTATAACTCATTTATATCCACTTTCCTCTCTATTTTCAAATCTCATCTGGATTAATAATCACAATCTCTTTACCTTGTTTCTTTGCATAATTCACACAATTAGCAGTACCACCCTTACTTCCATTCCAAACAGCAATGACAATACTTGAATTATCAACCATATAGCGATTCCGAATCATCATTTTGGCAGGATGATATTCTCCAATATTTACACCTTTAAATTCATATTCTTTAAGAGTATCAACAAATATTAATATGTCTGCTTGTTGTTTTTGTAATTCATATGTATTAACATCATGAGGATACCATTTTGAGGATTGTTTTTCGAAAGGTATTGCTAATTCTAACTTAATCTCACATGTTTCATATTCTCTCGCTTCACTTTTTAATTCTTCACAGATAGAAAACGTAACTTGATCGATTCCTAGTGCTCCTCCGAAGATGAATTTAATTTCTCTTTCGTTTTTATTATAAATAATATCATTAATTACATCAATTATTTTATTTTTTAATGTTCCTCTAAGTTTTTGATGTGCCATTGAATCATAATTATATTTTCCTGGGAGTTTATCTGGCCTATGCCCTGTGAAACATATTGTAATCATATTCGCTTTCCTTT